GAAACATCAACATGTCCGGGACTGGCGCCATTGATGTGGCTGCTGGTACGACGGGCGAACGCCCCGGCACTCCCAGTAACGGGATGATCCGATACAACACCACCGACAACCAATTTGAGGGTTACGCGGCTGGTGCATGGGGTGAGATCGGCGGTGGCGGTGGGGCAACAGGTGGTGGCACCGATCAGGTTTTCTACGAGAATGATCAAACAGTCACGACCAACTACACTTTGACTGCATCCACCAACGCCATGAGTGCTGGTCCGATCACGATTAACAGCGGGGTCACGGTCACGATTGGCTCCGGTCAAAACTGGGTCATTGTCTGATCATGCCTATCACTATTAACGGATCAGGGACACTCACTGGCATTAGCGCAGGTGGTCTTCCTGACGGTTCCATCACATCTGATGACCTTGCGAATGGTGCAGTCACGGCAGCCAAGTTGGCAGCAGGTGCTGGGGGGAAGATCCTGCAGGTGGTGACGACGGATTACACGGGGTTGTTCAGCACTTCTACTGCGAACACCTGGACGCAAGTCTCCGGCTTGGACCGCTCCATAACTTTGTCGTCTAGTAGCAGCAAGGTTTTAATTATTGTTTCACTCGGTCAGGTAAGTAGTGCGCATGATGTCGGCACTGCTTGGGATATCCGCCGAGATGGAACGGCTATTTTGCAAGGTGTAGCAGATGGCAGTCGGATTCCTTGCACCTTTAAGGTTGGCTGCTATCAGCCAAGCCATGCAGCAGCGGCTACTTTTGCGGGCATTGATTCCCCTGGTTCGTCTGGTTCCAAAACATATCAGATTTACACCCGCGCTCAGGGCGGATGCACGGTTCATCTCAATAGAACGCAGAATAACGAGGAGTCTAATGATACTTATACTGCTCGTCCTGCATCTCACCTGACCCTTCTGGAGATTGCATCATGACGACCTACAACCACGACGCAATCCGCAGGGCTTATCCCAACGCCGTCACGATTGAGGATGGCTTTGGTGTTAAAGACGCCAACGGCAACCCCATCATTCTCGATCAAGCTCTGGTCGATGCTGCTGCGGTGATTGTTGCCAAGGAGCAGGCAATCGAACAAGTCCGCCGCAAACGTGCTGCTGCTTACACCGCAGAAGCCGACCCGCTGTTCTTCAAAACGCAGCGCAGTGAAGCCACCATCGAGGAGTGGCAAGCAAAGGTTGCTGAGATCCGCAGCCTCTATCCCTACCCTGCGGAGGTGACCCCATGAGCAAGCTACGACTTACAGGAAGCACCAGCGGCTTCACAGAGTTGACTGCACCTGCAGTGGCAGGCAGCAATACTTTGACCTTACCTACGGGCAATGGCACGGCTGGGCAGTACCTGCAGACCAACGGCAGTGGTGCGCTGAGTTTTGCGACGTTGCCTGCTGGCGGCTACACATTTCTTGCTGCTGGAACGGTGAGCGGTAATGCCTCAGTAACCGTAACCGGAATACCCACTACTGCTCAGCAGGTCATTATTCCGTTTCAAGGGATAAGCGACGACAGTTCCAGTGGTTCAAAACTTCGCCTGCGCCTAGGTAGCGGCAGTATTGACACAGGTTCTAATTATAATTATTCGATTTATGCAGGCATCCCAAACACGTCAAACACAGATCCTTACTACTTGGTAACAAGCAGCCAATGGACTGGTGCCGCAAACGCCTTTGATGGATTAATCACTCTAACTAGAGCTGGGACCGGAATGTGGTCTATAACGTCAATAGCAGGCTGTGCAGATAACGGAAACGGACCCACCGTTGGAGGTGGACGCTGGGGTGGTGCAGATACCATAGATCGCATCCAGCTTTATTCTGGAAATGGCACTTTTGACGGCGGTTTGTTTCGTGTGGGGTACATCTAATGACTACCGAGAAGATTGTTAATGGCATTACCGGTGAGGAGCAAATCCTTCCCCTAACCGCCGAAGAAATTGCAGAACGCGAAGCTTATGCCCGCGACGTTCTCCCGTTGGAGCAGCTCAAAGCCCTCCGCACCCGTCGCAATCAGCTCCTTGCTGAAACCGACTACCTCGCCCTGAGCGACCAAACCATGACCGCTGAGATGCAAGCGTATCGCCAAGCCCTCCGCGATCTACCCGCTAACACCGTTGATCCGGCTAACCCCGTGTTTCCTACTAAGCCAGGAGGTCAGTCATGAGCACGCTATCTACGACCAACATCAAGCATCCCAGCAGCGGTAGCAACAACCTAGTGCTGACAAGTGGAGGTGCAACTCAAATTGCTGGGTTGACCTATCCGACGGCTGACGGATCAAACGGACAGTATTTGCGGACCAATGGCTCTGGTGCGCTGAGTTTTGCGACGGTTACTGATACGACTGGCTGGACTTGGGACACCACTGGAACATCGCTTTCTGGGTCATCGACTGTTTCGGTGACAGGCATCCCTAGCACTACTAAGCAGATTATCGTCGGAATTCGAGATTTAAGTGTTGTAAATGATATTAATTGGCTTTTTAGGGTGGGGACTTCCTCCGGTCTTGCAACAACTAATTACAACACTTTTGGGTACTTTTTAACCACCAGCAACGGAAATGATCTTTCATCATTTACGAACGGATGGCAGACTTTCGGAGGCGCAGCCAATTCGTTCTTGTTTAATGGAACTATTGTTCTCACAAAATTAGTTAGCAACGTCTGGTACGCAACTCTTAATTCAACCCTTGAAACGACCCATTCAAATATCTGCAATTTCCAAGGACATGTGGAACTTTCCGGCACACTGGATCGCGTTGGCATTCTTCCAGCGACCGGTAATTTCGACAGCGGATCTATTTACGTCAGCTATTTGCAGCCATGATCATGGAACGTACTGAACGCAACGTCCAAACCGGCGAAGTCACCACGGTTCCCCTGACCGCCGAAGAAATCGCTGAACGCGAAGCCTACGAACGCGACGTTCTCCCTGGTCTGCAATGGCAATCTTTGCGTCAGCGCCGCGACCAGCTTTTAGCTGAGTCAGATTGGACGCAATCGCGTGACCTAAACCTCGCCAATGACACTGAATGGATTGCTTATCGCCAAGCGTTGCGCGATTTGCCTGCAAACACGGCTGATCCCAGCAACCCTGCCTGGCCGGTTAAGCCGGTCGGCAGTTGATCCGCGACAAGTACGCGGACATGCAAGACGCCATTGACGCCGCTGCGTCGGCTGATGAGCTGAAGGTTGTGCTGGGGATCTGATCTGCTTTCAATAACATAAAACTTATTAGGCAATTAACAATGCTTACTATTCTTGGCATTAAAGTCTCCTATGAGACCCTTCTTTTTTTTGGACTGTTTGTTGGCTCTGAAGTTGTTGGAGCTACCAAGCTGAAGTCTAACGGTATCGTTCAACTGATCCTTGGCGGTATCAATGCGTTGAAACCTCTTCGTAAGGAAGACGACAAGATCCAACAAGTTAAAGATCTACTGAAATAATCACCATGGTACTGCTTAATGTACGGCAGTACTACCCACAGACTGATAGTGCAACCAGGCACGGAGATCGGATGTGTTTTTCATCGACATGTGCGATGGCAATCAAGTATCTCCGTCCTGATGCCCTGAAAGGTAGTAATGCAGATGATGATTATTTGAGAACAGTCCTTAAATACGGTGATACAACTGAATACACCTCCCATCTCAAAGCCTGTAAGCAGTACGGTGTCCTTGCTACCTTCTCTCAAAAAGGTACTAAGGATACCCTCCTTAATGAACTTAACATGGGGTTTCCTGTAGCAACAGGTATCCTCCACAAAGGACACGTTTCCAAACCAACTGGTAACGGTCATTGGATGCTTCTTATTGGTGATTATAACGACCATGGCATCTTCCATGATCCATATGGTGAAATGGATAACGTTAACGGTGGTTATGTGACCATCGGTAAAGGTGGTAAAGATGTACGTTATAGCTGGAAGAACTGGCTAAAACGTTGGGAAGTAGAAGCTCCTGGCACTGGCTGGTATATGACATTTAGATCCAACACAACCAGCACTGCAACCCCAACAAAACCTGCATCAACAAGCGATTGGCAGGGCGTCAAGGCAATTGCTGCAGAGTGTGGTGCTAAGTACCCAGAAGTTGTGGCAGCTCAATGGGCACTAGAAAGTGGCTACGGTAAACACTTCTCTGGTAAGAACAATGCGTTTGGCCTAAAAGGTATTGGTACACAAGCTACTACCAAAGAGTTTCACAAAGGTCAATGGGTCACAATCAACACCTCATTTATTGACTTCCCAGATCTACATGCCTGTATTCAACATCTTGTAGATCGTTGGTACAGGGACTACAAAGGATTTAAAGGTGTCAATCGAGCTGTCAATCGTGATGAATGTGCTCAGCTGCTAGTTACAGAAAAATACGCCACAGATCCTGATTATGCAACCAAACTAATCAAGCTTATGGAGCAAAATGATTGAAGCTGCAGTATCTGCGACCATTGCTGTATTCACTGCTGTTGTAGCACTAAACTCACGTATGCAAGCTCGTATAAACGAAGTCGATTCACGTATTGACCGTATTGAATTAAGAGTTGCCGAAAAATACGTGCAACGAGAAGAATTGACAACAGCTCTTCAAAAGATGGAGGATCACATGATCCGAATTGAAAACAAGTTAGACCAGATCGTATTGAGAAATGGCTAAGAAAAAAGCGTCTGAGGACATGTTTAACGAGCTTCATAACCTCGTAACTACTGAGTTCCTACAACGCATCAAATCTGGTGAAGCCAGTACACAAGATCTTAAAGCAGCTTGTGATTGGTTAGCCAAGAATGACATTAGTGGTGTTGCTTATGACGGTAACCCTCTTGATAAACTGGCGTCAGTGATGCCAAAGGTAGACCCTGAGATGGTGCAACGGAGGCTATATGGCTCAAAGCACGTCTGAGTACTACAAACAGAACCCTAAAGCACGTCAGCGCCGACAAAAACAGCAAGCTAAGTACAACAAAACCAACAATGGTTTGAAAATCCGTACCGCTGCTAATAAGCTTAATCGAAAACTTGGCACTTATGGCAACGGTGACGGAATGGATGCTTCACATACCGGACCTGATAAAGGAAAGCTTGAAAAACCATCAGCTAATCGCCGTAGACCACGTAAAGGCCAACGTTTCGCATAGCAGTTTGCTGCGCTCACATGACACCACTGCTCCCAAGTCCTGACCACTACCTGCAAAATCTAATAACCATGACAAGTCCCGAAGCTAAACGGATGTGGCGTAGAGCCATTAAAGAACACTTCAATTGTCAATGTGTCTATTGTGGAGAAACTTATGAACTTAACGAACTTACTCTTGATCATGTTATACCTCGTTTTAATGGAGGACAGACAATTACAAGAAACTTGGTTCCATCCTGCAGGAAATGTAATCAGAACAAAGGAACGAATAACTGGCTCACGTGGATGAGACAGACTTTTGGTACTAATCCGTCCCGAGAGGGGCTTATCCTTTCACACATCAACTAATGGCACAATACAAACAAGTTAAACGCAACGGTCGTTGGGTAACTATTAATACAAAAACCGGAAAAGAAGTTAGAGTAGGGGAGGGCCAGCTCGGTGACCTTGCCCGTAAAGTTGCAAACGATCTTTCTTATATGGGTAAAGGTTTTGTCTATTCAGATAAAACTGATTCCAAAGGCCGACCCTTAACTGTTCAAGAAGCAGAAAATTTAAAAATTAAGCCCAAACCTAAACCTAAGCCCAAACCCAAACCTAGTAAGGTCGGTGACACTGTTATGTTTGGTAACCGACTTCCATTGCAAAAGACAGAAAGGGGGTGGCGTGTTCTTCCCTATGGTCCTGGTGGTTCACCTACTGGATCGGGATGGGGACAAGAACAACAAACATCAGCAACCTCAACTAAACCAAAACCCAAACCCAAACCAACAAACACCGCAGAAGTAAAACCAGCTAAACCTTCGGTACAAGCTAGCGAACAAAAGCCTACTGTTGTACGTAATCCTAGCCCTAAA